TGCCCATCATATAGTATTTCCAGTTCTCGAGAGAAGCTATTCTATCGTTTTGCTCACTCATTTTACTCATCATCATAGTATGAGATGCTTTGATCTCTTTCATGATTTCAGTGTGCTTAGCTTCTCGACCTTGTTTGGTTTCCTTAGCTAATCTTTGATGATCGTTATATGAGCTTTGTCTATATTCTTCCAATCTTTGGTGTAAAGCTTTAGTACGCTCGTAATCTTCTTTACGGTGTTCTTGTACCATTTTATCAACATCTTCCAGTTTGTCAACTGTATTTTTCGATGTTTCTGATTGAACTGCTACTTGTGTAGTTAATTCGGACATCAACGCTAGCGAGTCTTCTACCTTAGCAAAAAACTTGTTGATTTGTTTGATATCGCTCTGTATTAGACGGATATCAGTTTCCCAATTTTTTTCTTCTTTTTTCAATTTACAATCCTTGCCTTTTGATTACGGAGGCTGCGTGGCGAACTCCAATTAATAGGGATAATATAAAAAAAAGGACCTCAATAGAAGCCCTTAAATCAAGAAACCAACATGGTATACTTTAGCTTTCATGTATATTTATATTACTCGGCCTCCCATACGGCTTCATATAGCAAAATAATTTGCTTTTGTTGAGCAATATATCCTCTTAGATCTGCTAAGTTCAATGCTATTTTTTCATAACCTTCTGTAGTAACTGCAACTAAAACTTGATCTTTACTAATCGTTGGCCAGATCTCATCAATGTTATCTGGTGTAATTACAATAAAATCTATATCCCTAAGTTCTAACTCATCAGGATTAGGAACAATCGGTTTTGGTGGTGTTACGTATTCAGTCTCAGTTATTATCTTCGCTGGTGGTGCTACTGGGGTCGACGAGCACGCCGTTAGCGACAAGATCATCCCAAACCCAAGGACACTCGCTATTAAATGCTTTACCATTTTTTGCGCTCCTTTCTTTTTCAGTCAATGTTGCTCCAGACACAATTTCAAAACATCGAAATGCTTTCTTAGAAGCTCCGTTAAGTATTTTCTCAACCAACGCAGGTTTAGCTGAGGCAAGAGCACCTAAATCGTGCTTACCTAATCTATCTTTTAGTTGATTGTTTTGTGAACGAATTTTACTAAAGCTTTCTTGCAGGTTTTGAAACTGCTCTTGCTGTTGTTTAAAATTCGATTCCATACGAGCTATAGTATCAATATTAGTTTTATTAACACTCTCGACTTGTTCAATATTTGCTGTTAATGTAGCGTTGTATTGAGTCAACGTTTCTATTTTAGTTTGGGTGGTGTCATAGTACCAAGCACCAGCACCACCCATAGCTAAAAACATTACGCCGACGTATATAAAAGCTGGCATAATTAATTACCTTTTAATTAAGAATTGCAATAAGAAGCGTATAGGCCTTCGAATTTACCTTTATCGCAGCCATACTTTTCTTTCATTTTGCTATACATTTCTGTTTTAGAACAAGCTGATGCGTGAAGTTTCTTCATTTCGTTTCCGATTTTTTTGTCATCTTCTTCGTCATCATCTTCATCTTCATCTTCGTCCTCATCTGCATCATCTTCATCTTCGTCGTCATCTTCGTCAGCTTTTGCTTCCATCATTTCGACGTATTTTTGCTCTAATGCAGCTTGTACGCGTGCTTGGATCTCTTCCTCGAATGCTTCTTTCATTTCGAGTGGACGACCTGCCATTGCTTCTTCTATGATCTTTTCTAAAGACATGTTAATCTCCTTTGTTTAATCTTATATTGTTAGTTTATTTATAATTATCCAAACATCTTAGCCTGAGTAGCAGGTCCTACGATACCATCTGCTACTAAACCATTTTTTGTTTGCCACTTTTTAACTGCCGTTTGTGTTCCAAATCCAAAATCGCCATCAGCTGCAACGCCGAGAGCCTTCTGCATTTTCTTAACATCATCGCCTTGCATACCTTTGCGGAGTGTACGGGTTCCAGATGTTGCTTTCTTTTTGGGAAGAGATTTTCCACCCAATATAGCTTTAGCTTCTTCATACCGTCTATTTCGATCCTCAAGACCAATAGTACCACCGTTGATTTTCTTAGTTAACCCTAAGTTATCATCTTTATCAGCGTACTTTTCTAATTTGTTTGTTTTCCAAAACCAGCAAGCTGACTCAATAGCACCTTTAGGAGTAGCTACGTATTCTGCTGCTTCTTCTGGTGTGATTCCGACTGATTTTCCAAATGCTTTATAATTGTTGCGGCCTGTAAGTTGCTTAATGCCACGACCCCTAAATCGCCACCCATCACCGGCATTGGTATTACCGAGTGCGCCTCGTTTAGAGCGGAATTCATCTTGGTAGACGTAGTTTGCAATCTTTTTAGGATCGCGCGCATAATCTTTCGCATCTCTTTTTCCTTTTCCAAAATAACGACCAAACACACCATTAAGTGCTTTTTCGCTATAGTTCAAGTTCTCTTCAAGGCGTGTAAAGTCTGCCGACTCATGTGCGCACTGTGCCATAAAACCTGCAATACGTAATGGTGTATTAATTTTGTATTCTTCAAATAAAACAAGAGCAGCTTCGTACCACTCTTCTGCTTCTTTGTTTCGAGGAATCATAGCACTGAATTGTTCTAGTGTAATCATTTTGTAGGCACTCCCATAATATCTCTTAGATTTTTCTTTTTATCTGATTTATTAGACTTGGTCCATTTCTTTTGTCCTGCTTTAGACATATGACCAGCGTCCATACCAGCAATATTACCTGAACCAGCGTTATTAGCTGGCTCTTCATTTGCTACTGGTGCAGTATTGATGCCGTTCTTTTTTCTGAATGAAGCTAAATCTTTAGAAGCAGCTTTAGCTCTTTTCTTTGCAGCATCAGCATCTTTAACATTGTCTGAATGTACTTTGTCGACATCCATACCTTGCTTTGCTAAATTCTGTCTTAATCTTGCTCGTCCAAATGCTTCTTTTGGAACGCAGTTAGGAACTATTCTATTCCCTTTTTTCTTCATACCAACTTGTTTATGAGTGCTCCAGCAAGGGCCTTTATCTTCGACCATAGCTAAAAAAGTTTCAGCTTTTTCATTTAAAGCCTTGACATTCATAGATTCATTGATATAATTGACATATCGGTCATTAAATAATAATAAAGATTCTTCTAATTGTTCATCAGTTATATCTTCATTAAGTAATGACTCATCTGTAAATGCTTTGTATTCTTTAATAAGGAACAGAGCTGCAGCGTATGAAGCAAACTTAGATGAACCACCAGGAACTTTGGCAAGTAGCTTCTTTAAATTAGCAATCATACGGTCAAAGATTCCCCAAGCTTTCTTTTGCTTAGAATCTCTATCTTTCTTCTTAACTAGTATTTTACCATTAGCATCGATAACACCAGCTTCATAAGCTTTCCACTTATTGAAAGGTGTAGCGAGTCTTCTGATAAATTGATATACTAAAAATAAGTCGACGACCATAGGTCAAATTCCTTTAAGTTTTTCAGAAATATGTTCATCTGAAACTATACTCTCTTTGTGTAATACTATTTGCTCATACTGAACTGTTTCAGGCATGAAATTTAAATATTCCACGAATGGTGCTAAATACTCATGAAACTCGTGAAGCCTCATGAATAACATATTTGTTGCTTCTACTCCGAACACATTATATATGATAATCAAGTGGTTCAGAATCAACCTCTCTTTCAAATCATTATCTTGTCTATATCTACCAAATAGTTTACGTAGATACTGAAACCTTTTGAGATCTTCTTCGAACTCAGAAATATCTGAGCATTGAGGGTTCTCGTAATGTTTCGATGCATACAACAGAAAGGTTGATTCTGTCAATTTCATAATTTACCGTTTATCTTATGCGTCAGCTACGATTGCATCTTCATCTACTGTATCACCAGTAATACCTAAGTCACCAGCGTCTGCTGCAGAAACTTTCATTGCTACTAAGCATTCAGTTCTTGTGCGACCACCAGCAGTGATATGTAGATTCCAACCTGGAGTTTTAATACCTTTTGCTCTGTTAGCAGCGATTCCAGCTTCTGTAACGTCAACAAAGATTGCGTTATCTTTATCATTTGAAGCATTAGTGTTATCAGTGTCTGCCGATAACCATGTTGGAACATCAGCTAGTGTGTCTGTCTTTCCCCATAGTGCCATTTGTTTTCTCCTTTAGAGGGTTTTATTAAATCTATTTATTAACTTGCCGCAGCTGCTTGTTTATTTCTTAAAGAATCCTTTGCAGCTTGTACTCTGTCTTTAGCAGCTTGAATGCGGTCTCTATCAGCTTTCTTTTTTTCTAATTTATCGGCTTTCTTTTCAGCAGCATCAGCTCTTCCAGCAGT